TTAAAGTCCAGCGGACTTAAGGCGAGCCTTGATTGTGTCAATCTCATTCATAGCACCAGCAATCAAGAACCGGTTCAATTCATTGTCTTTGAACTGATACAGACTGCCAGCCTTGCGCACCAGGACCTTGTTACCGGTAGGTGTTAATACCGGTTCACCATGCTCTCCAATAGACTCTGCAAGCTCGTCCTCCCACTCGTCCTCCCACTCGTCATAGCAGATGAACGAATAGCTAAATGGCTTAAGTCCATGTGAACTCATGACTTCAATAACCCGCTGAACCGTCAGGCCACAGTGCTCACGATCCCGCTGCGGGTCTGTCCACTCCCAGAAACCAATCTCGCCAGCCAGCTGGGCACCAGCGGAAAGCTCGGCATCAGACATCTCCCGCACATCTGACTTGAATCGAGCGTCAGAGGATGTTTGGACTCCATTTACTGAATAGACTGTATTCCACCGCTCCGTTGAGCGACCACTGGTTAACGTGCCATCGGTAGACGGGAATATCGCGTTCAGCTTGAACTGCTGAACTGGGGCTCCATCAAGGGAGATAATGAAGTCCCCGACGCTTGTGGTATCGGCAGTAGTCTGATGGTTACCTGCAGGACTGGACACCCTGAGCTTGTTGTAGGGGATGACTGACTCGGCCACACTATAGGCAGTGTTGTTGAGCAGCATTGACTCTACGTTCTTAATCGGGGCCGTCGTATTACCTGTCAGTGTGGCACCGGTATAATTCACGCTGCTGTGCAGTGCATTTATCCCATATCGACCGTTGTTAGACGCACTTGTGGTAGCGCTATTCATTCTTGCGGAAGCACCGAATATGAGTGACACGCCATCTATCAAGTTGTCATCCATAGCCGACGATACAAGTGATAGCTCAGCTCCGTATTCACCATGTGCGCCATCAATAAGGTTACCGTTCAACTCCGACGAATCTGTAAACATGCCAGATCCAGACCTACCTTCAGCACCATATCCACCATTGCGAACTGCGCGAGAGTTAGGGCCTACAAAATTCCCGCCGTTAATGGAGAAGAGGCCATCCAAGCGGTTACCACATGACCGGAAAAAAGAAGTGTTAAAGCAGCCACCATAATCTGCTATAGCACCGTCTCGATAGTTAGTTGATGCATAACTGAACCGCATCTCAATAGATGCTGCGGTTCCTGTGTAATACCCCCTCCTTCCGCATGAGCTAGAAAACACATCACGGCCGTATATAGCCGCAGAGTTAGACGAACAAATACCCTGCTGGTCAAAATCAAGCGCGCCACAGAACTCCATTGACAGCGAGCCGCCAGCTATTGCAAATGGGTTCTCACCGCCAGCTTCTCCGGCGCCATTTATGATGGTATTTGCCGAAACGTACCACCCATGGGTACCTTTCTCAGTGCCTACGATATCGCTCTCATTCCAGTATGAGTACATATTGCCACGGGCAAATATGCCGAATATCTTACCGAAATTTGACGACTTATTTACGAAACCATCTTGGCCAGAAAAATCGACCACGACCGGGGCTTTTCTGATGGTGCATGACGTCAGTGACGCAATAGACCACCCAGCTTGCCAGTAACGCACTGTAACGGTGATAGACACCGCATCCACAGCAGAGACCCGGTAACAGCCGCCGAGCACTTCTGCGTCATAGTCCCCGACGATATCGCTGATAGCTACCACATCTCCGGCAGAAACACCGCCACCTGGAGAGCATGAAATTTTTACCTCGTAAGCACCACGACTTCCAGTAACAGCGGCTACTGCGGTACCAGGGAACGAAGTGATACTTCCCAAGCCACCTCTTGAAGTTATGGTGATTTTCTCGGCATCTGGATGGGATAATACCTGGGTAGGCCAAGCATATGATCCAATGGCAACGCTTATAACAACACTTGATTCGCTTGCTATTCTGCGCTGAGAGATAGATGAGAGCGCGGAATTAATATCGTCAAACTGCTCAGGAATTTGCAACGTAAGTTCGCCGATAATCGGCATTGCATCCTCTACGGTACCGCCACCAAGCTTGCCAACTCTTCCTGCTCCTGAAGGTGCTGAAAGCAGTAACAACAAAGTTGAACTAGCCTGATCCAGCCAAAGGCCGGGGCCTACGCCGCCAGTGGTGGCGGGCGTTGAGTTTTGCGGGACAACCTTGCCACCGCCCGGGAATACGCCATCCCAGTTGTAGGCATGGCCATCTGCTTCATAGAGCAATACATCGGTGGCCGTGGTCACGGTGCCGCCGAGCTCGAAGCTACCTGGTACCAGAGTGAACCCAGCTTCGGCGTAAGTACGGCGCAGGGCTTCGCGGGCACTCATGGCCTTGGAAATACGCTGAATAGCCAGCAACAGCTGGTCATCATCAATCTTACTCGGCTCGATGCCAGCCGCGATCAGCACGTTCAGCATCTCGTTAGTTATCTGGTTGAACCAATCACCACCAGGAACGGTAGGAGCAACGCCCTCTCCACCCTCAGTAAAATACTGGCGAACTGCGGACGCAACCGGTCTGCGGGCTGGTTCAGCAGGTACACCACTACCACGGTCAGGCCAAAACATAGTTACACCTCATAGTTAAAGTCGTAGTAAAAACCAGCCAGTTTCAGGCGATTGAGCACGCATTCGAGCACCAGGGGGGCATTGCCCCGCAAAGGGGTCAGCACGTTGTCCAGCACGGTGAAGCGGTCTTCTGGCATGTCGAGCACGTCCACGCGCAGCACGAAGCGCGTAGAGGCGGGATAGAGTGGATAGTTGACATCTCTGAGCACGTGGTGGGGCCACTGCTCATAGACCTTGACGGTGAAGCCCAGGGCGGCGGCGATCTGCTCAATCATCCAGGTCTGCAGGCCGCCTTTGCGGTGGTACTTCTCGACCACGGCGGCGCGGCGGCGTTCGAACGACTGCTCGGCGGCCTCGCACTCCGGCAGTTCCAGATAGGCTTCCCACTCTGGCAACAGCAGGTTGGTGGTCTCTGGCCGCATCTCCAGCAGGAGCTGGTCGGCACTGAGTTCCAGATCGGCCAGGCGCTTGGCAAAGCCCATGACGTACTTCGGCAGGTCAGCATCGACGTCACGCGGCCATGCACGACCACGGGGCATCTGCTGCTGGAGTGATTCACCCCATTGCTCTACAGAGTGGGCCACGTGATCACCCCGATGACGTTCAACTCATCGATATCAGCCGGCACATCAGCAGCCAGATCGAGGGTGTAGTTTTTCACCCCGGCGGCGGTGCCAATGGCCGTGCGGATTTTGGAAAGCAGCAGGGTGTCGCCCGGCTGCAGGGTGCGTTCGTAACCGTCCAGATTGCGCTGGATAGCGGCGCGGATATCGGTACTGTCTGGCGTGGGAGTGATGGCCAGATCAGTGGTCTTGAGCAAAGGGCCGATAGGCACCGGCTCAATGCCACCAGGGCGCCCAACCAGCACGCCGGTCGCCGGGTCTGGATGACGGAAGAGGTACTCCATCATGGCAAGCGTGTCAGTCGGGGTCGGCAGGATGTCGATACGGTCATCGAAAACCCAGCCAATGCCTACCGTGCCACCGCCTTGCCAAACGTCATAGGCCCACGCCCTGGTCACGCCGGGCACCTCTCGCATCCAGGCCACGTAATCTGCCACAGCGCCCCCCATGGGCGGGTTGCGCTTGCGAAACAGCAGGCGTTCCAGCAGTTCAGCGATAGGCTCGATGTCAGCACCACCACTGATATCCCCACTGACGCCGCTTGATTGCAGTCCTGGTACAGGAGTGACCAACGTCAGCACCTCGCCCGGGGAGAGATTGCCTGCTGCGCCGACGGCGGTGGCCTGCACCTGAACAGCGACTGTGCCGCTGCTGGGGCTGGCGCTGGATGTCACGGCATACTGGCGGCCATCTTTGTGCTGCAATACGGTGCCGACCGGCGCAGGCACGTTGCCATTCAAGGTGGCAGGGCCAGCGGCATAGGTGGCTTGCTTGCGGATCACCCCTTCAAACTGGGCCAGCTCAACAATGGTCTGGTCATCAGATTCAGTGGTGGGGATGATCTGGCGCACGATCCAGGTCTGGTGGTCATAGGCATCGCGGATGCCGGCACTGACGGCGATATTTAGTGCCTGTTCGATGCCGAACTTGGGCAGCACAGTGCCGAGGCTGGATTCCAGATCCAGCTCACCACTGGCGATGATCTGGCGCAGAGTGGGCACGTTATAGGGCATTGGCTTGCGCCTCCCAGCGCTGTTTGATGCTGAGGGTCATGGCCGAGCCATCTGGACGGGTGATGGCAATATCGAGTTGCAGCATCTGGAACTGGGGGATAGCGCCGGTGACGACGACTTGCTTGGCGTAATCGGGCTTTAAATGGCGTTCAAGGGCAGTTTGCGCATAGGTCACTGCCTTGTTGCGCACGTCAGTGGTGAGCTTTGACCGGTCGAGCAACCAGAGCTTGCTGCCCCATGGCTCATCAGCGAAGGTGTCGCCAATCCAGCCACGGCGGTCATTGGTGCCATCAGGCAAGACGTCAGAGGGATCGGCACGGGCATCGGTGAACAGGATCTGCAATACCAGGGTGGCGAGGCCATCATCCTGACGCAAACCGGCCGAGGTGATTTCGATATCGCCTCGGCCGGTTTCGTTGTTCCAGGTGATTGCTGTGGTCATCGCCCCTCACACGGGGGTGGATGTCTGACCTCCCCCTGACTGATCGTGAATATGACCCTTGAGAGAGGTAGTGCCGGTAGTCACATCCGTATCGGACGAGAGCGCTCCGGTCACCTTCAACGGGCCTTGAATTTCGGTATCAGGGGACATCATGGTGATTTTTTCGGAGGCACTGATAATGACGGACTTCGCGATGATTTCGACTACGCCATCCTTGCGCAGAATGATGCGATGGCCTTCCAGATGGTACAGACAATTATCACCCGCTTCCAAGTCTTTGGGGCGCGCTGACTTATCTTCTACCGCGATGGCTACCAAGCCAGCACGGGCACCACCAAGGCCCAGCACGATGGCCTCAGACCCTTCTGGCGGAACGCTGGTGTGGCCATAGTTCTGGAAGCGCTCCACATCATCCGCCCCCTCGTCAGCCAATACCTTAAGCTGCAGGTTCTGCCGCTGCAGGCCATCATCCACCAACGTTACTCTGGCCCTATCAGCAATCAGGCGCAGGCGGCGCGACAGAGGCGCTAGCAACTTCTGCACATCACGAATACTTACCATGTGGTTGCCTCTTTGGTCTGCTTCTTGGTCACTTCTGCGGGGATCAGCATCGCCTCGCGCGGGGTCAGATTGATTATGGTCTCGCGACCTGTCTGGTCGCCTTCCATTAGGCTCACCGAGACGATCAGCCAGTTCACATCAAGGTCTTGTATATCGTCCTTGATGGGGCACATTCGGTTGATGCGCCAGAGTGGGCCTCTGTCGCCTTTCATCCCATGGGTGCGCCAGCCGGCGACAGTCACCTCGGTCTGGGTACCTTCACCGATGCTGCGCTGTTTCTGCCACTGGCCGCGCTTGCTGGCCCCTGCCACTGTGGTGACATCTTCGGCAATGATGATACGGGGGCGATAGCGCGGCACATCCGGGTCGGTAATGGTTGCCTTCTGGCCGCCGATAGTCGCTGCTGCCGTGTTATCCCAGGTTGCGCCGCCGCCGTAGCTGCTGCCCTTGATGATCCACTCTGATGCCCTATCCATCATGCTGAAGTTTCCGCGCGCCGCCAGAATGTTCTCGCCCAGGATAAGGCTGGCCCCCATGACCTGGTCACTGGCCTGTGTCAGCACCAGTTGGCCTTTTTCGTTAGGAGTGAGCAACACGGCACGTTGCTTGGCCAAGCGATCGAGCAGCTCGAAACAACTCTCGCCCTGCTCGATGGCCACGCGGGGGAAGGTCGCACCAAGATCGCATTCGACCACCACTTCGATACCGAACGGCTTGCTGATATCGCGCGCCACCTTGTCTAGGGTGGCGTTCTGCCATTGACCGGCCTTGTAGATGGCCGAGCTGTCAACCAGATCGCCGGTCTTGCTGCGGCCGCTGACAATTCTGGTGACCTCTTTGGCGTCATAACTCGGTACGAATGTATCGATGTAGCCGGTCAACACCAGATCGCTGCCGATATGCACGGTGCAGGCGCTGCCGCGTTTGATTGTTATCTTCTGAGCAACATCAATTTTTTCGGTGACTGTCAGCTCAAAATCGCCGGCTATATCGCGCAGGCTGCGGGTGATGCGCACCTTCTGCCATCCCTCATAGAGCTGGCCATCGACACGCAGGGTAATAGGCTCAGCCATTGGCCACCTCGTCGATCACATCGATTCGGGTGCTGGGGGTGATGAAGGCGGGATCACGCAGGTTGTTGCTGCTGACCAAGCGATCGCGGTACTCGGTATTGCCATACTGCTGCCAAGCCAGCAAGGCGGCGGGCGTGGTGGTGGCCAGAGTAAGCTGACGGCGGCGCGGCAACTGGGCGCCCCGCTCGCGGCTGTCATTGAGCAGGGCAAGGCGCAGGTCACGCAAGGCGCGCCACACGCCGCTTTCGCCGGCTTCTACCGCATCCATGGCCAGCTCGGCCAAGGTGGCGGCCAACTGGTTTGCCATGGCCTCCAGGTCATCGGCAGTCAGCAGCAGGTTGCGGTCTGCCCCGATGACCCCATCCATCACCACGGGGCGGCTCAGCTGGTTGTTGACCTGATCGCCGGTGAGGGATTGGCCGATAGTGACCGAACCGGCAGGATCCGCCGTGAAGTCGCGATCGCTGCCAAAGTTGGCACTGGCAATGGCACTGGCGGCAGCAGTGGCTGAGGCACGACGGATCAAGGCCGTAAACGCCACACCATTGGCCATGGCTGCATCGCGCTCGTCAGGGGTATCAATGGTCGGGACGGATGACGCGCTACCGGCAGTGGCATTGATGATGATGCCAGTGGGCAGGCCGCCAGTGATGGCCAGCTCTGCCCTCATGCCTTCCCAGCGGCGGCTCACGTTGTCATATACGGATAGCGCCCTGATGGGGTCGGTGACGACGCCCTTGATATCTTCGACGATACCCGTTACCTCGCGGGCCAGTTCGCCCGGGTAGGCCAGCAGGCTGCCGACGCTATCCTTGGTACGCATCAGGCGATCAGTCCACTCACGGAACTGATCCGGCAAGGTGGGCAGGCCACGGGTCAACTCGTCCAGGTCATCGAGCAGGGTATCGACCATGGGGCCCATGTTGTCGATGCCGGTCAGGAAGGAGTCCAGGAAGGATTGCTCAGTCGCGCCATTAGCGGCGTCGGCGGCATTGCCCAGGGTGGCGGCGGTATCGATGGCAGCAGAGGGAAACAACCGGGTACCGGCTTCCCACACGGTGAAGGTGACATAGGCCACCCCGTCTTCTTCGTTGTCCAGGCGGTGGCTGACTTCGCCGACTTGCACAGTGCGCACGCCCCACCAGGGGTGGATCATCTCGCAGGTACCTGGTTGATTCAGGGCATCGAGCAGGCTGCGCAGCTGGGCCACATAGTCTTTGCCAACGACCTTGCCAACGATCTGCTCGTTGGTCAGCACGGCGCCGTTGTCTTCTGTCCATCCGCTTTCGCGCTTGGGGTACTCACGGGGGATGGCGCGGCGGCCGCCCTTGCCATCTGCGGTATTCAGCAGGAATTCAACGCCCCGCACCGAGGCGTTCAAACGATCTTCAAAGCTCATTCAAACCTCGCTTACGGCATCAGTGAAGGTCCGTTATCCACATTCACTTTCAGCCCGGGGGCGGTGTCGCGGGTACGGACGGTAATGCGATCATCCCTGACATTGATATCAAGGGTGCCAGACAAATTATCAGGGCGCGGGCTGGCGCTGATGTCCCTGGTAAAAAAGGCCTTCATCTCATCGAACACATCGAGAAT